TCAATGATCAGCTCCTCACGCCGGGCGCGGACGCGGGCATTGTCGACCTCGCGCCTGAGACTGCGATAGACGATCTTCATGCGGCCCCCAGGAACAGATCACGCTCAGCTTCGCGCCGCTTGTCCAGGCCCTCGACCACCTTGCCGTTGACGTGGTCCCACTTCTCAAACTCCGCTGCGGCGGCGCCGGATCGTCTGTCGTTGAGCAGGCGAAGCAGCGTCGACCCCTGCAGCGCGCCGTCACCCACGTTGTAGGCGAACGACACGAGAGCGTCGAACTGGTTCTGAGTGAGCGGGCGGTTGACGCAGCGGTTGACCGTATCGACTGCCCGCTTGGTGTCCTGCCAGAACCAGACTGCGGCCTGCACCGGGGTACACTCAGTGTCCTCTGTGACGTCTGGCCCGGTGTGCCCCCAACCTGCCGTCCAGGGCTCGTGGGGGAACTTCCGGTACGCCTTGAGGCGCAGCTCCTCGAAGCTCTGGATGAGGTGCGTACCACGCTCACCCAGCTTCATCGGTGGGGAGATCATTCTTGAAACTCCGAGCTAACCAGCTCCAGCCCGTCGTCCCCGTAGAACCCCTCGGCCTCGGGGATCAGGAAGTCGATTGACTTGCCCTCCCACTGGGCCTTGATGACGAAGCTGCCTGCCGGCTCATCCTTGGTTCGTCTGACGCCCATCGACTCCCAATTCGCGAATAGCCCGTCGAAGTCGATCTTCGGGCACTGACGGTGACGGTAGATGACGACGTCGGCGTCCTTTCGTTGGCCTTCCTTGTAGAGCAGGCCGCCGGTAAGGGCTACATGACACCCGTACTTGGGCGCCACAGCTTCGAGCATGCAGCAGAGGTTGATTGCCTCTTCCTGAAACCAGCTCATGACTTCGCGATCTCAGAGATCGTCTCGGCCTGGGCCGCGTTGCTCGCGGACGCACCGTAGAAGTACTGCATCACGGCCTTGCACTCGCTGATGAGGTAGCCGATGAGTACGCCGGCCGTCGCGCCGTCGACCTTCGCGTATCCAGCGAGGACGGCGCCGATGGCTACACCCGTGCCACCCAGCACCATGTAGGCGAGCCGGCGCGGCGTCGGGTCTTTGGTCTGCACCTCCATGTTGCGAGCGCTGGCAATGTCGTCGTACGCCAGCTTGTCCTTGGTGATCCCCGCCTGCGTCATGAACTCGGTGAACTGGTTCTCCGCGTTCTTGATGGCGAGTAGTTGTTCGGGCGTGGCGTTGACGAGCGCGGCCTGCGTGGACGCGTCGTCCGTGGTGCCCAGCGCCTTGCTGATCAAGACACCCGCAATGGCACCGAAAGGGCCACCTATGGCGGTCCCTAACAGGGGCGCGACGGCCTTGACGACCGTCAGGGCCTTACTGCCGATGGCTGAAAGATTCAATTGGCGTTCCTCTCTCCGTAGTAGTGGTTGAGTTTGGCGTGGGTGACCTGCTCTTCCAGGCTCTCACCTGGGTAGAGCGTGTAGGTCTCCTCGGCCCCGTCTGGGTGGCGGAACTTCAGGACAGCTTTGCCCAGGTTGAGCAAGATGTCCTGTTTGATCAGCCGGGAGATGGTCGACCCGAGACCGTTCTCGTCGACGATGTAGATGCAGATAGCGTTCACTGAGGTGTGGCCTCCGGTGTGAGTTTGGTGAGCGGATCGGTGCCAGAGGTGGAACTGAAGGGGACACCTAGGGCACGGGCCGCGATTGCTAGGTAGATGTTCTGGCCCCACGAGCCACAGCCTGCATTCACGGCCCAGCAGACAATCCGAAAGTTGTCCTTGCTGTAGGGCTTGGAGCTGTCTGGGCGATCAATGGAGGGAGATAGGGGATGATAGTTTCCCGCTGTGCGCCACACGAACGACAGCCCAGTAACAGCGCAAACTCCCCGCTCAAGTGCCGGGACAAGGTCTTCCACCGACAGCTCGGGGGGCGGATGCCCCCGCTTCGAGGAACTCCTCGTGGCGCTCCGTAACAGTCGCCGCGCGCGTCCTATAGGTGTTGCTTGGTATCTGAGCTGCCGCTCCGTGTCACTCAGGCGCTTAGTGCGTCGAAGCCCACGACTTACCGATCCCATAACTTCCCGCCAACGGACACCGGAAGTTGTAGTGAGTCCCGGCTAGACGGATGCACTCAGCGAAACCCCTGCCGACTTTTTCGGCGTGCTGTTCATTTGTCTCCTGTTGACTTTCGTCGTGGATGTTAGCCACATACTCTACGGTGGCGCCTTTGGATGATCTAAGTGGAGCGGCGACCGTATCCTCGAAGAGGACCAACGAGCGCTTCATTACTATCGCGCCCGCTGACTGCAACAGGGTGTTGAGCGCTGAGTGCTCCGAGCGGATGTGCAGCAGGCGGCCGTCTAGCCCCTTGAGGTATCCATTCCGTTTCACAGCAGCTTTCACCGCTTCGACCAACTTTCCGAGAGCCGGAAGGTTCGTCATGATCCTCGCTCGACGTGCAGTGCCGAGACGCTTGAGCGCGCCGGCCTGCTTCCTCGGCGTTGGGTACTTCGCGTGGAACCTAACCCGCTGCTCGTCCGTGAGATCGTCGTACACGATTGAGCCCAGCTTGAAGTCGCCGGCACCGTAGATGAGTGCGTAGATGAAAGTCTTCGCGCTGTCGCGAGTGTTCAGTCCGGCCGCGCGCATGTTTACCGTGTGAACGTCTGTACCGTCTTCCTTCTTGCCGTTGACGACCACGAGTACGTAGGCTCCGTCGTCGTACCTTGCCATGAAGTGGGCGAGGCAACGCAGCTCCAGACCTTCAGCGTCGCACCCCACGAGAAGGAGGCCCGGCGTCGCGATGAAGCAGGCACGGCACTCCGCACCGTACTCAACGCCAACCTTCGGGCACTGCGCGACGTTCGGGTCGTTGTGGGTCATGCGACCTGTGACGGCCCCGTTGGTGTTCACGTTGCCGTGGATGCGAAGCACGCCATCCGTCTCGCGCCCGTAGAGCCCGGTACGCACGGCTGATGTCAGCCATGCCTTCTTACCGGTTGCCACCTGACCGAGACGCTTCTCGACCGTCAGGTACTCCAGCAGGAGTTTCGCCTCGGGCCACGGAAGTGGATCGAGGGTGGACTCGTCGATCTTCGGCTGGCCGCCGTCGGTAAACTCCGTTGGCTTCCAGTCGTAGAGCGCTCGCAGGCGGTTGGCAATGTGCGGGCGGGACGCGGGGTTGAATACAACCAGCTTCACCTTGGTGAACTGGACGCCGGCCGTGTAGCCACGCTTCTTGTCGGGCCTCTTGGGCGTGAAGAGGGCTGAGCCCTTCTTGATGTCCGGTGCCCACCAAGGCTTGAACACCTTCTGCAGGCCGCCACTGATCTCCGCCTGCCGCCGCTGCAGCAGCGCGGTCAGCTTCTCCGCAGCCTGCATGTCGAACGCGAAGCCGCGCTCGTGCTGTCTGAAGATGATCTCGGAGACCCGGTGCTCCAGCTCCAGGCATTCCTGCGAGTAGTTCTTCTCCTCGATCTTCTCGATGAGCCGAAGGGTCACCTCGACGTCCTGCCGACCGTACACGTCCATGTCCTTGGAGAAGCCAACACTCTTCCAAGTGTGCGGCGTTCCATCGTCCCGCTTGTACCTGGCCGGGTCGAAGTCTCCCTTGTACCTGCCGAGCCTCCAGCCCCACGCTTCCAGCGAGTGCTTCCCGATCAGTCCCCGCTTCTCGAAGTCTGGGCGGAGCTTGCCATTGCGGAGCAGCTCGAAGTCCTTGTCCTTGACGTTCGTCCAGATGACCTGGGCGCACACGAGGCTGTCGAAGACGCGGCCCGTGGGTCTGAACCAGGGGTAAATCTTCTTGATCGCGGGGATGTCATACCAGATGATCTTGTGGCCGGCGATGGCGTCGCTCTCCATGAGCAACAGCAGGCCATCCTCAATCGTCCCGTCGCGCTGGGCGGGTGTACCGTCCTTGTACACCCCGCCGTTGAAGGAGAGCCTCTTGCCGGTGCGACGGTCGATCACGTTGAGGCAGTGGATCACCTCAAGCTCTGGCAGCAATCCGTCCGACTCGATGTCGAACACCAGCATGAATACTCCTAAGCGGCCTCCCGGTAGTTCACCAGTTGGGCCACAATGTTGGACTGAGGGAGGGGACGGCGGTCGATCTCGTTTCCTTCGCGGCGCGCATCGAGGATTCGATTGCGCAGCTCGGCCTGCTTCGGCGCCTGAAGCCGCTTGATGGCTTCGAGGTGCTCGACCACGGTCATGTCAGCCGCGTCGACGAGAACCTCACCACGGTCACCCGGCATGCGCTGGGCGAAGATGTTGAGGCTCTCCAGGCTGTCGACGCGCTCCATGCTCAGGCGGGGCGTTGCGTCGATCTCCGTGAAGTGCATCGACTGGGTCAGCGGGATGGTGTGAAACTGGATGCACGGCGCGACAGCCTTCACGCTGAACACTGGAACCTCTCCGAGGTCGCCGTACCGGCCACCTTCGAGCATCTGCTCCATCTCGAAGTGCAGAGTGTTGGTGATGGCGTACAGGCGCATCATCCGGTGCCGCAGCACGAGCGTGTAGGAGAACCGCATGTGGTCGAAGTGCGCGGCGATCTCCCACCCGCTCTGCTGCAGACGGAGTGTGTCCGTACGCCACCCGGCCCACTCGATTCCAACAGGGCGGCTGAGCAGGCGTGGGGCGGCGTCGTACATCAGATGTTTCCCTGCGTGATCCGCAGCTCCAGGTCGGCGATCTCGCGCTCGATGTTGGCAACTACGGTCTTGGCCGTGTCGAGGGCGCGCAGCTTGTCCTTCAGAAGGCGCACGGCCTTGTCCTGATTCTCCTGCGCCACTTCGTTGCGGGCGCGCTGGATGGCGGACTGTGCGGTGTTCGGTGCA